ATACAATGTGAATTGAATTGTTGAACAAACATGCGCTGCGGGCAGTGAAGTCCATCACCAAACCGAACCTTTTCAGAACTGAGAAAGTGGAGCAATGCACTCGTCACCATTGCAATTTGATTCTGGACATTCTTGAAATATTCAGGTACAACCGTCCAAATATCGCGATCACTATACTTTTGGGAATATTCTAGATAGGCGCGAATACACTTGAGCATGATTGTAGGTATTTCCAAATCAAGTTTCTCATCAAGTCTCTGATCCGCATCCTGAACCTGTTTACCGAAATTCCATGTGAGCATACGTCTGATGATTGAACCAGAGTTGTCTCTCCATCCAGGGACCTCATTACCTGCAAATACACCGGGTGTCTTCCAAGTCACTGATAGTGCTGTATCATACTTGCGCGCAATTGAAATATCTTCACCTGATACTATAGATTGAAACTCAGCCTGTTCAAGACACAAATCACCCTTGATCTCCGGACTTATAAACATAAATCCATCATAAATACTCATGAGTCCGAATTTACGCTCAACATTATTTGAAAGGGTCCTTACATCCTCTGGATCGTAAAACTTTTTGAAAACTTTGGTGATGAGTGTTGATTTACCTGATCTAGCAATACCCTTGAAGAATGGTATGACTTGCCACTGATCAAGATCTCCAGTATCAAACATGAGACGACCGGCGAATACATACATCCATTTACACGCATCCTCTGTAAACTCCTGGAAATCAAGTACCGTCTGGAAGTGGGGGGTTGGAATATTATACCAATCACAATCATAATCTACAAATTCTTGATCAAAATATTTACAAGAGATTATGGTTGGGTCAAGTGTTTTAAACTCTTGTGAATCATACGAGTAAAACTTGTGAATATACTGTTCACCATTCCATTGTTTGCCCACAAACAAACCATTCTTAAATGACCATACGTTACGATTCTTTACAATTTCTGGGAATTGTATATCTTTACAAGTTGTCAGGAATGATACAGTATCCTTGACCATGGTGCCCTTGGATGTTATATTTTTCCACATGTCATATTTCGTCTCTTTTTGTGTATTCAAAAATATAAAATCAGCAATTGACATGAGTGGTTTCCAAGCACGAGTATTACCAATCTGTTTACACACCTGACCCTTGTATCTGCGATAGTCCATTTTAGATGTCGTTGACAGAATGTACAAGAGAAGTTCCTGAAACGAACTCTTCTTATCCTCGCCGTCTGACATTGTAGTGCATCTGAATATATCCTCACCCTGGACGATGGTCGGGAAATTGATTCGGGTATTCTGACGTATATACAATACAACTTGATCGTATGCGTCGTTGTGCATGACAACAACCCGTTTCACCCGGTCAATCAGGGTCATAATATTACCAGTAATATCTGGGTATTCATCTTTACCAATTTCATTCTTTTTACAGTGATTGAAAACAGCAACCAAATCAGTCTGATGTTTCCTATGTTTATCGGAAATGTCATCAAGGTTACAGTTCAGTGGAAGACCATTCGCATCCTTCTGAACTCCCTGACAGAATATATCAAAACCAATCTTGAGTGGAGTGAAAGAATCACCCTTCATGTGAATACTCAGACCCCACTCAAAATTACACAGGGTTTCGTGAACATCAGCAGGACCCATGATTGAAATCTTCTCCTTGAGTAGTTCGTGTTTGACATTCATCTTGTGCTCCATGGTCGGTTCCTTGTCAAGTAGAACCGCCATTTATTTATACATGGGTTTTTTTCTTAATTCATTTTACTTGGTTTCAACTTTGCTCGAAATTACCGAGAGTATTTTAAGAAGAATCTTATTCTGGGTCTCAATCTGTTTTGCGACTCTGTCAACAACTGTCGCCAGAGAATCACCATCCTCAGTCTGGAGAAGAGCTCCAATGTACTCAACCATATCAACTCCCTCATCACCATCATCCTCAATCATCATTTCATCTTCATCAGCCATTTATGGAATACCGTGAAAATGATTCAGTGTGTTTTCCGCAAATTATTTTCTATGTCTATACTAAAATGGCTGGTGGTTTAATGCAACTCGTAGCTTACGGTGCTCAGGATGTCTACCTGACTGGTAGCCCAAGTGTTACTTTTTTCCAGGCGGTGTACAAACGTCACACCAACTTTGCCATGGAGACTATTCAGCAGACCATCAATGGTTCCGTCTCCAACAATCAGCGCATCTCCGTCACCATTGCCCGCAATGGTGACCTGGTCGGTAACATGTATGTTGAGCTTCAGCCAACAACTGGTCTCTCTCTGACATCAAACAACACTGGTGGAGATACCATATGGTGTGCCGAGCGTGCATTCGCTGCAATTGAGCTCACCATTGGTGGTCAGCGCATTGACAAACATTACCAGGCCTGGTTCCGTCTGTACTCTGAGCTGTTCCTCTCCGATGAGAACCGCATTCAGTACAACAAGATGTCCACATACTGCAACTCAGCAACTGCTGGATCCGCTACCAAGGTGTACCTGCCCCTGATCTTCTTCTTCAACCGTAACCCAGGTCTGTACCTGCCCCTGATTGCCCTCCAGTACCACGAGGTTCGTCTGGACATTGATTGCTCAGCCAACTATCAGACATATTTCAGCACTAATCAGCCAATCATTTGGGCCAACTACGTGTTCCTTGATACCGAGGAGCGCCGCCGTTTCGCTCAGAAGTCTCACGAGTACCTGATTGAGCAGGTTCAGCACACCGGTGGTGACTCCCTCACCGTCTCTTCGAGTGATAGCTCCGCCACCCCCATTCGTCTGTCATTCAACCACCCAGTGAAGGAGCTCGTGTGGTGCTACCAGACTGCCTCATATTCAGGTACCGCTTCCCTCAACGCCCTGTGGAACTTTACCACCGAGCCAGCAAATTGCATCATGACTGTTGATTCCACCGTGCTCGCATCAGCCAATACCATTAATCAGCCCAACTTTATTGGTGCACCAGTTTTCCTCCATGCTCCCCCCAGCTATGTTGGCCCAAATGCATCAACTTCGGTCGGTTGGGCAGAGGAGGGTGCTTTCTACAACGGAAGCACCACTTCTTCCGGTGTTGAGGTTGGCCCACTCGGTCAGTGGAAGCTCATTCTCAACGGCCAGGACCGTCTCAAGGAGCAGCAGGGCAAGTACTTCAACCAGGTCCAGCCTTACTACCACCACACCGGTAACCCATACCCCGGTATCTACTGCTACTCCTTCGCACTGCACCCAGAGGAGCACCAGCCAACTGGCACCTGCAACTTCTCCCGCATCGATAACGCCCAGGTGTCTGTTCTGCTCAAGGGCCACCGCAGCATCACCAGCACCGTCCAGAAGCTGTTCGCCGTCAACTACAACATCCTGCGCATCCAGTCCGGCATGGGTGGCCTCGCATTCTCCAACTAGAGTGCTAGTCGCCTAATATACAAAACCAAAAAACAAAAACCCCATACAAAAAAAGAATATAACAATGTTCCTTTTTTGTACACGTCAAAAAAAATAGTGTTACATTATAAATGGACAAGACAGTACCCGAAGGTAAAGTTCGTAGAGATGGACGGTTTATTAGCCCAAAGAAATCAGAGGCGGCGAAAAATAATCCAGCTCTCCGCGCTTGGTTAGCATCTGTAAAAGCTTTTAAAAAATCAATCGGTATCAAGGAGGGTGAATTTTATGCAGTTCCACCCAAAGGAACTGTTGGTTACAAGGCGATTCGTAAAATATACGACGAGCTCATGAAGAAATAAAAATATACACATATACTAAAATGCCTACTATAATGTCTCACCGTCGGTTTATTTCTCCCCAAAAATCAATCCGCGTTAAAAAATATTACCGTCGCCCAGCAGCTAATAAACGTGTACAGATTGTATCACCCAATAGAATTGCAACTGTTGTCAAGTACAGCCCCCTACGATTCAGGGTATCTATACGTCGCCGCATAGCTTAGATTGTGGCTTTGTTGAAAGACCTAAATAATAATTCATCATTGTTGGTGTTTTAGTAACAACATGTGCCATTATACCCAACAGAATCCAAAAAAGTATAAAGACACCCCATTGATGTGAACCATTCAACTTTAATAAAAACTTACCTACTATATATGCGGCAAACAGGGTGAGTGTCCAATCAAATATAGCCATACCAAAAACTCTTGGTGATCTCATAGTATCAATGAATCCACACTTTTCAGACATTTAATATAGCATTGTATTATAATGATACAAAAAGTTAAATTTTATCATCTATTTTCATGGTGGTCTCTTGGATTACTATTGTTATATAAAACGGGTGTAATTACATTTTCTATACTTCCAAGTATACTTGTATCATTTATAGGTCTTTTTGTATTTTTATATTTAAAGAAGAAAAAGTCAAAGCTATATAATCCTAATATAGTACTACTGTTATTTCTTATGCATTCATTCCCTCTGCTCATAGTACCAATACAAATTCCAACATCTACTGATATATTATACAATCAATTATTTTTT